GTACACGTGCGCCGTGAGCGTCACGCTCCCCTGTCCGTTCTTTATCGTCGTGCCGCCCTTGTCGGTCGTTATCAGCACCGTCACGGCGTTCTCGCCGTCATTTCCGTCAGCTCCGTCCTTCCCGCTGTCGCCCGTGTCTCCCTTGTCGCCTTTCTCGCCCTTCTCCCCCTTGCTCACTTGGCACACCCAAGCGTCGGAGTCCTCCGAGGGGGTCTCGCCGGTCACGGAAGAGGCCGACACGCAGAGCCACGTGCCGCCGTCGTAGGTCACTTGGTCGTAGTAGCCGTACTCGGCGGTCGGGTCGTAGTCGCCCCTGTATATCGCCTGCGGGTAGGACACGCCGCCCTTCGTCCACGAGAAGTACTCCGACCTGAACGTGACGCGGCTGGGCGACATCACGGCGACGGCCTTGTCGTCGCCCAGCTCGTAGGTGGTCACGCCGCCGTACAGCTTTATGCACGGAGCGTCCGTTCCCGCCGTGGCGAGTTCTATCAGGTCCGTCCTGTCCTTGTTCAGCTCGTCGTTCGGGTCGGACTCCGTGGCGTTCACGCCCATGCGGTAGCCCACCTGCACCAGCGTGTCGCCCTTCGACGGCACACAGGATGATAGCGAGTTGTCGGTGGAGGTGTCGTGGTCGTCGGCGGAGAGGACGATGTAGTCCGTGCCCACCTCAGTCACCAAACGCCAGTAGTACTTGTTCGACACGTTCTCGTACACGCCCTCCTTTATGTTGAAGTCCTGGCAGCGGGCTTGGTCGCCCGCCATCCACGTGTTCTGCGTGGCCGTCGTGCCGTCGTCCTGCGTGTACCAGCACTTCCAGCCCTCCAGCGTCACGCCGTCGTCGGCGTACACCTCGGACACGTCGGATATGACGCTGCCAGCCTTGCCTATTATCTGGTTGCCCGCCACGTAGGACAGCTTGCGTATCTCCAGCTGGAGGAACGTGGCTATCTTGCGCACGAGCAGGCGGTCAAGCTCCATCACCCAGCTGTCGCCGTCCTTGTACATCCCAACGCCGCTGCCAAGCTCGCCCGTGGAGAAGTCGGGGGTCTTCAGCTCCGACACCACGGCCTTCGCAAGCTCCACGGCGTTGAGCTTCCCGCTCCCGTCAGCGTCGACGTGCCACTTGCCGTCCTCGCCGAGCCGGAAGCCCTTGAGGAACGTCAGCAGGTGCTTGGCCGTGTCGTCCTTGTCGTTGCGCAGGAACGTCCGCAGGCTTCTCAACGCCGAGAACGCGTTCCTGTCCGTCGGCGTGGTCGTGTCGCCCGTGGTTATGAGGTACACCCCGACTCCGCCCGACGACGAGCCAAGCCCGCTGAAGGCGTTGCCCGCCAGCGTCAGCGACTCCACCTCGTCGGACAGCTCGCCTATCCTCGAATAGCTCGGCTTCTCGCCGACGATGTACTGCGGGGTGTCATACGTGAGGTCGAGGTTCTTCTCGAAGCCTATCACCCTCGACACGCGCGAGCCTGTCCCGAAGTAGGCGGCGGAGAACAGCTCCACGGGGTCGCCGACGAGCAGAGCCTTGTCGTAGGCGTAAGCGTCGTTGGGCTTCCCGGTGTCGGGGTCCTTGCCGTAAGCGTCGTCGCTCATCATGTCGCAGGTGTACGTCGAGGGGTCGACATTCAACTCCTTGATGTACTCCACGGCCCATTCCTTCAGCTCCTCCTCGGCGGCGTTCACGAGGGTGTCGCCGAGGTAGCTTGAATCCCACCCCGTGAGTACGTACAGGTCGCCCTCGCCGTCCTCGAAGTCCTCCGTGGGGTGCATGTACTCGTCGGGCAGGTAGCGGCTGTAGTCGTTGGAGCGTTTCACCTCGAACCACTGGCCGTCGCCGTAGCCGTACTTGTTGCCGTCGCCGTCGTAGCCGTTGCCGTCCTCGATGAAAAGCGCCTCGAAGGTCATGCCGTTGAGCGAACCGCTCTGGAAGACGACTTCCAGCTTCTCGTTTTCGAGTATGTACGACTCGGAGAACGAGAAGCCGCTGTCCTGGAACGCCCAGTACGTGACGGTCTCCTTCTCCTGCGTCTCTTCGTTGGTCACGGTCGCCCGCCTCTTCTTCACCGCCGTCATGCGCCTGCCGTTGGTTATCGTGCCGTCCTCCTCCTTGGTGAAGAAGCGGGGGTATATGTCATCGTTGGTCACCACGGCCTCGACTATCTCGCCGACGGCGAGGCCTTCCTCAGCGTCGATGCGGTTGTACGCCCCCTTGACGACAACGCCGTCGGAGGTCACCTCGTCAGCGTCGATGGGGAGCATGAGACGCTTCTGCACCACGCCGTTGACGGTCATCGTTCCCTCGATGTCGTTGGTGAAGTAGCTCGCCGGCACCTTGGCCGTGACGATGTTGTCTATCGTGAAGTAGTCGCCGATTCCCGCCGTCACGCCGCTGGGCAGGTATATCCTGTTCTCCTCGCCCTCGGCCCTGTTCGGGTTCAGCGTGGCGGTGTATGTCTTTCCTTTGTTCTCGCCAGTGGTGAAAGTAACCTTGACGCTCGCCGTGGCGGGTGCGCCGACCCTCTTGATGCCGTATGAGTAGAGCTGGAAGCCGCCGTCGTAGGAGTTCTTGGAGCAGCTGCTCACCACCGTCATCCGCAGGCGGTCGTAGCTCTTTCCGAGGGTGGCGGTGAACGTCGGCAGCAGGCCGTCGATACTGTCCGTCTCCGCCGTCACGGAGGTCGAGAGGAGTGTCACGGTGTCCGACTTGCTCGCTGAGTTCTCGGCGAACACGGACACGCTGTATGTGATGGGGGCGTACCACGTGCCTATCGAGTTGTAGTAGAACGCCGTCCTGCTGAGGTCTATCTCGTAAGTTCCCGCATCGAGCGACACGGCGAGTTCCGCCGTCTTCACGGTGTCGCCGTCGCCCATCGCCACCTTCGGCTGGCTTGCGCCGTCCTTGACCGTGATGTCGCCGCCATCCACGTCGCCGTCGGGGAAATAGGAGCTGTCAAGCGGCCTCGCCGTGTCGGAGATTACGTTGCCTGTCACCTCCTTCACGTCGAACACGAGCTTCTTGCGGTACTTGGCGGGTATGTTCGTCTCGCCCCCGAAGACGTATATCCTGTTGGCGTAGGTGGCCTTGCTGTCCGAGCGGCTTATCTTCTCCACGTTCACGCCGAGGCGGAACTCGACCGGGGTCTTGGACGTGTAGTCGCACTTGCCGAGGTTGATGACGTTGCCCTCGACCCACCACTCCATGTCGTAAGCCTCGGCGATGTCGGTGAGGGAGTCGAGCAGGCTCGTGTTGTCGAACTTGACGAGCTTCGCCAGCTTCCCCTTGCCTTCGGGGTAGGAGAACACGTAGTCGTCGCCGTTGTGCGTGAATCCGAGGACTCGCAGGTTGCGGAGGAACACGGCGCAAAGGCTCTCCAGCGCGCCGCAGTAATCCCACGTCGCCTCCCTGCCGCCGTACTCCGGGGTGAACTTGAACGTCTTGTTCGCCCACAGGCGGTAGTCGTGCTCGAACGTCAGCTCGTAGTCGTAGCCGCCCGTGGAAGCGTTGTATGTCGGGTCCTGCGTCTCGGTTATCACCCACGTCTCGCCGTTCCACTCCGTGTGCGACCCTATGCCGATGTACACGGCGGAGAGGAGGGAGAGCTTCACCGTTATGCAGTCCTCCTCCATCAGCTTGAGCTTCCACTTGCAGCCCTCGTTTATCGGGGTCTCAAGCAGGGAGTTCCCGTGAGCGTCGTATATCTTCAGTGTGTCTTGCATTCGTTTTACAAAGGTCGTGAAATTAAAATAGGCTCTCAAAAATTGAGAGCCTATAAAAAACATAATAGCGAACAAGTGCTAAAATAATTCATCAGTATTCATTAAGATGATTCAGCCATTCTTCAATTTTGTTCTCCGCCAGTTTCACCCTGCCTGAATAGATGTACACCGAAAGCTCCACAGCGTCAAATGGCGAGACCTCTATTGTCTCGGTCGCGCCATCGCCGTACACTACCGTAAGCATCACATTTTTGCAGCTATTATAATAATGCAGCCTGAAGTCTTGTAACTGTCTCATAGCCGTTTTCATGTTCACGCAATCTTTACAAGGTTCGCTTTCTTGAAACAGCGGTACTCTTGCTTCTCTGTGTCGTAATAGGTCTGCAAGGTCTCGTTTGCCTTTCTGCCTGTGCCTTTCGTTTCGGGCAAAAGGCTCTCTTTCAACGTGCCGTAGGCTTCACGCAAAGAGCCGTCCACTTTCTGAAAGTAGAACTTCACGATACCTTTGCGCATCTTCGCCCTTAGTTTGATGTTAGCCCACGCCGTTTTCAACGCTTCAGAAAGGCCGTAGCCGTTTTTCTTCACGAATTGCCATGCGAGCGTCATTATCTCGCTGAGGCTGTTTCTTCTCTCTTGTGCCATAGTCGTGTTTAAAGTTTGTTCAACGCTTCTAATGCCTTATCCAACGCAAGCAGCGTCGCATTGTAGCTTTCTGTCTGTGCGTTTTGCATTGTTTCAAGCTCTTGCAACGCTTTCAAGCAATTCTCTTGCGCCTGTTTCGCAAGCGTGGCAATGTTTATCAATTCCCGCTGTATCATATCTTTTTCCTTTAAAATGTTAATTCTTTCACAACATAAAGCTCTATAAGGCTCTCGTC